CTTGCTGATCCTTACGGATCGGGGTCCTTGCCTATTTTGTAGGTTTAGGATTGTCCTCTGGACCAGAGGTCCTGAGGGGTGTTCTTTCTTGTTCGAGGTCCTTCACCATTTGAGACAGGTTCTAGCATGGCAACTGTTACTGAAAGCGAAAAGGTTAATTACCCTAATATCAGGTATTTTAGGAATGTCCAAAAGTTTGGACATCCTTCCCAAAACACCGATACCCTTACTCGCGAGATTTTTGATAATCAATATCAGAATTTCGTGACTAAGGACATTAGTAAACGCGATTGGCAGGCTATGATAGCAGCTGGTAGGAATGCCACTACGCCCCTTTCTGGGGCGGAGTTGAAAAGGCATTTCGTCCCTGGTTACTATTATAAGTCCTGGCATCGTGTAGCTAATGACGCTTTCGGTTTCAAGCCACACTATAGCCAAACTCTGTATTTGGATCTTGCGGGTACTAATAATAGTCCCCCCACGGCCCATAACGCAGGTAGCTCATTTAGTGAAGCAGACTCGGCGGCGAAGATCAAATTCGTTTCAAGAGCTAATCAGCAGATGCAATCCTTTAAGGGAATGCAATATCTTGCTGAAGCCGATGACTCGATTCGCATGCTACGTAATAATGCGAAACAAATGGCCGATCGTACTAACCGTTACCTCGATGAAGTCCAGAAAGACTTCCGAGGTTCCAAAAAACGGTTATACAAACTTCCAAAGCGTGTTAAACGCCTAGGACGTTATATCGATCAATTGCAACGTGTTGTTCAACAACGTTATCTGGAGTATACCTACGGTATTAACCCTCTTATGAGGGACACCCGGGAAGCTGCAGAGACTCTTTCTAAGATCCACAATTTCGACGATCATCATGATCGAAGAATGATAAGTGCAGTCAGTCATGCACGTGGCCCTCTATCCTATGGCACTGCAGGCTTCCTTAGGGGAAGTCTGAATGCCAATAGCGTAGTGACCACGTACACAAACTGTTCTGTTACTTATCGTGGAGTTGTTGCGACCACTATGTCCTCCCTTGCAGAAGTTAACAAATTCGTTGGATTTGATCCTTCGGATTTCTTTCCTACTGTTTGGGAGTGGCTTCCGTGGTCGATGGTAGCTGATTATTTTACTAATATTAGTGAGATAATCGATGCTGCATCATTTAAACGCTCAAGCCTTAACTGGGTTGCCCGCACTGTTGTTTATGAAACAATTAGAAGTGATTCTAATTGGGTTGTAAACAGCGGCTCGGGCATGTCAGCAGGTGTGACCGTTTTAGATGATGAGGTCTTTACGCCATCTCGTACTGTGTGGAACCTTCGGACTGTCGATAGGAGCACGTATGCAGGTAATCTCATTCCTGATTTTACCTGGAATCTGCCTGGAAACAAGCAGACGCTTAATATACTTGCTCTTGTTGCTGGTTTTAAGAGATCACAACAGTTCATTCATAACTTTCTCACATAGTGAGTGTCTAGATGAGTGTTACTATCCCTACTACCCTTACGGGTGGTTCACAGACGGGCTTTACCTCGCCGACGTATACGACGGCTGCCGGGACCTTCCCGGGGGTGAATGGTAGACTGAATTACGTTACCGCCATCGGCGGGACGCAAGTCGGTGTACGTATTCATTCGGTTTCTGACCCGTTTACCGCAGCTGTTTTTGCTCCTTTAGCCCCAAAGGCCTTAGGATCTATGAACAGCAACGGTATTTACACCAATGTGCCGGTGAACGTGTATGGAGTTGGGATCCGAAAGGGTCTCATTCCTGCAGCGAATCAGCCGTCAGCAATCGGTGGGGTGGATGTTCGCATCCGCGTCCCCGCCGGTTCTGATAGCTATGATGCTGCTAACGTTCGTGCCATGATTGCAGCTTGTGTAGCTATGCTAAACCAGCTGTCGTCCTCTTTGGGTGACACCGCAGTAGCTGGTCAGCTGTAAGGCTGATCAGTCAATGCGTGTTCCTAAAAAGGTTGTGGTGGTGGTTGCCTGCATTATATTGTCTCTGCTCAGTACCAGATTTCCTGGTATCTGTACACAGATACTTAATGATGCTTGCAAGGCACTTGCCACGGTAGTGTAATACACTACATTCATGGTTTCCTGGTGGGCCCTACGCCTGTCATAATCCGAAAAGGAAATGATATGTCCAAAATGAGACCGAAGGCCTCAAAGAGGAGAGAAGGAATTCCCTCTTCGCGTAGTAAGCTTCAGGACGGTGATTGGTGGAAGGTAAACCAAGTGAAAAACTTGGATGCTCTTTCACTATCCCTTTCCGATGACTTACAGCCATTCTCCCTCTGTGAAGAGGGAGACTGGTCCGCAATAGACTCACAAGTGTTTGCTGCAAAGGCTCTTCGTCGTTCCTTTCTCAAAAAATATGAGTGGGAGCTAAACGAGAAAGCTAATGCTGCAGCACTTGAGAAATTCCTGAAAGTCAATGATGACTGCAGGTCTTGGAGTCTAGACAGGTCGACAATCTCTGATATCGAGGATATTGCATTGAATGAAGTAAAATCCATTCTTTACAAGTCCCTGAATCGAGATCCTCTTGATCCTCTCTTTTCATGTTTCGAGAAAGTTCTCGAGCATGCTAAGGTTGGACCTGGAGCATCGTTGGGTGCAAATGGAACCGGCTTCTATTCGAAGCTGTTTTCATCCCAACTTACCTGTACGTCACCTGGGCTGTATCATGCATACAGCAACTATATTGACAATTTCCCCACTTGGTCAGATGCGGAGTCTATCCGCTATGACCAGTTTGGTGGTTGTGATATAGTTAAAGGAAACAAGTTGTGCTTCGTTCCGAAGAACGTCGACGTGTCTCGTGTTATATGTGTTGAACCGTCGCTGAATATGTATTATCAGCTTGGCGTAAAACATCTGTTGGAGCGTGAAATTGTTCGATCCTTCGGGATTGACTTTTCAGTCCAACAGTCACGTAATCGAGACTTAGCTCAGTTGGCAAGCATGTTTGATGATCATTGGGTAACCATTGATTTATCAAGTGCTTCCGACTCTATGTCTCTCAAGATGTTGCAACAGTTCCTTCCAAGAGATATTTTCTCTTTTTTGGTTCTGTTACGTTCTCCTGAGATGACATTGCCAAATGGGAGCCAATTGGAGTTGGAGATGATTTCTACGATGGGGAATGGTTATACCTTTCCCCTGCAGACTCTTCTCTTCCTCAGCGTCGTTGCTGCCGCTCACAGAGTACTCAATGTCCCATTCGAGAGACCTCGAGGTCTCAGTCTTGGGAACTTTGGAGTGTATGGAGATGATATAATTTGTCGGGTAGAAGTATCCGATTTAGTTATTCGCCTCCTAGCTCTCCTTGGATTCTCTGTAAATGACAGTAAGTCCTACTTTAAAGGACCGTTCCGCGAATCCTGTGGGGGTGACTTCTTTCGAGGTCATCCCGTCCGGGGATTTTACTTAAAATCCTTACGAACAACACAGGACGCTTATGTTGCCATTAACGCTCTGAACCGGTGGACTGCTATAACTGGGATTTTCCTAGCTAGAACAGTTCGCCTTCTCTTGTGCTGGATCTCAAAAAGATGCCGAGTAATCGGTATCCTGAGAGTTCCTCTCGCAGAGAATGACGATGCCGGTCTTAAAGTTCCTCGATCTATGATCCGAAAACTAGTAGTGGACAAGAACGTTCAGTCTATACAATATAGACGGTTCGTTCAACGTCCTCTACAGATACGGTTCACAGAGGAAGGCACTGTTAAGCACCCGTTAGGTTCACACAAAGACCCCTCACGGGGAATTATCTATAATCCTTCGGGATTGTTGATATCATTTGTGAGTGGTAACATATCCGGATCTGGAGAGGGAGTCAGGCAAGATTTCCCTCACTACCGGACGGAGCTCCGAGTAACCCCTTATTGGGACTATCTCGGAAACATGGCTAGCGTTGCACTAGCTGGTGCAAGACTGCAGTTGGGAACTGCTGTGCTTGCAAACACTGGTTTAAATTAACCAGTTGGGTT